TTTGTATTTCTTTTTGCAGTTAAAAGCACAACCAAGTGCAAAACTATCACAATAATGTTCACAAGCAAAATTCAAGTCATCTGTAATAAATCCAGCTAACTCTTCATCCGACATATTCCTTATCATGTCGGCATTGGTGTGGTTAGTTTCATAATTCTGTATGCTTGCCAATTCTGTAAAAGCTGTGAGCATATCAGCAAAGTATTTCAGCATACTATCTCTGTCGATGTTGTGCTTGTCTGCCATAGCACATACAATTGCTAATGTGTCAGTTACTATGCTCTGTAAGTCTTCAATTTCTTTGTCTGTGAGATTGCTCTGCTTATCACTCATTCTTCTCCACCTCTCAATTCTTAATAATTTCTTCTATCTTCTGTCTGATACATTCATCAAAAACAGAAACAATTTTTAACGCATTTGCTGGATAAGAATATTGAATATATTCCCATACATTGTCGTAATCACTGCTCTCTTCTTCAAACACTCTTATAAATTCACCCTCTGTATGTGGATAACCACACCATTCTATTTCCTCAAATATTCGATCGAGTTCTTTCTTTTCGTTATCATCGTCTGCATATTCATAAAATAGTTTTTTGGTTTCTTCATAGTCAAAAACATCAGGACTTCCATATATTTTATCTAGGATATACCCCTCATCACATCTCGCCATAAGTTCAAGGAAGCTCTCACTTCTCGGTGTTTCTACCCATTTATATCCGTAATTGCCACAATCAGAAGTGATGGTAAGTTCGTACCGATCAAGATTAAATGTAAATCTCGCCCACAAACATGAACCATAGTCCTTATCTTCTTTTTCTTGCCTGTATTCCAGACAAAGCATGTTAGGCTTCACTATATTTACGGTCATTCATTCTCACCTCTCAATTCTTCCACTTCTTAAATTAAGCCCGCCGCATCTAATACAGTAAAACTTTTTTATACCTTTAGCATATTCGCACAAATAACCACAATGCCCACAATATTCCTTTCCGTTACTAAATGATATTTTTTTAGGTTCTGATACATTTGCTCTCTCGAACAACTCACCGTTCTTGCATTCTGTGCAATCATCTTCTTTATGCTTGCAAATATTACAATCAATCATTGTTACACCTCAATTCTTTCAGTTTTTCTTCGGCTTCGCCTTTTGCTAGAAATAATGTTCTACCAAGTTCTTCTGCTCTTAATTTACCGCAGCATCTTTGATCGTCAGATTCAAATTCAATGTATAATATTGTTTTAGTAGGCGTGTAAGAATGCATATGTATTCCTTTTACTATAAGTTCCTGCACACCATCATCGAAACAACGATAAATGCTATATATCTTATCTCCCACCTTGCAAGGCAATTTGATAAGTCTGTCTTGCTCTTCTAACTGCCAATACTCTTTTAACTGTTCCAAACCATTGATTGCTTCGTTTAAAGCGTAATCTTCTGGAGATGAATACGCCATCTTGCCAGTACCATAACAAGACCCGGCACAATATAATTCCGCTTCACTCATTGCTGGACCTTGCATTTCCTTCAACCAGTGTATTATTTCATCAATGTTCATCTTCATCATCTCCTTATTATAAATCTTTGAATTATGCTTCTATTCTTTTTTCTTCCAGTTATAAATTCTTCAAGCTTTGCTTTCTCCGATGCTTCATGGTTCTTTCGCTTTATGTGTTCCAACTCTTCATACCTTCCATACGCACTTCCTGCATAGACTCCAGCAGTATAAAAGTCTTCATAACACCTAACTATTACATTTGAAAATTCTTCGCCTAACAATTCCCTCACTGGGCATTCTGAACATTTTAATTCTGTATGGTGACAGGATGCAAATGTATGTTCACACTTTTTTATATGCTGATTCTGCTTATCCACATAGAAAGAAAAAGATCGGCATCGCTTCAGCATACTCCAATACCATTTTAGCTCTTCAAGCCACTCTACAATCTGTTCGTGTTCCTTGTTGTGTTTTTCGGCAAGATCAGGATTATTTGAAAATATGACATTGCCTTCTGTTGCCATAGCTTTGTGTCGTTTTATCGCTTCGTCAATATTCATTTCCTACTCCTTTCCCGGTTTCTTGCACCGTTCAAATTCAATCACCCACACGTAAGGGTTCGCATCCCAACCGTAACGGTCGAGGTCAGTTTTCTTTATGGTGCTGTTCCATAACACTTTTCCAAACAATTCCCCTGCACCCATATCACAATATTTAACTCTGCTTGTACACGGTCCATCTATATCGCAATAGTTTTTACCTATCAGATGTAAGCAAGGTGGCGTAAATAAAAACCCTTCTTCTTCTGTCTCATCTTCCGTTATCTCCTGCAACCGCTCCACCCTTACATCAGTTACTTTTAACCAAATTCTTGCAGCTTCTTTCGGCATGTGAATGGATGGGTGCCACTTCGCGTCTCCACTTATTTCATCTGTTGCCCGATACATGTAGCAACCACAAGTTTTATCCAAAACGCTTTTCTTTGGCTCTTTGTGGCAATTCCCTCTTTCGTCTCCATCGCAGTTACAACATTCAAAACGCTCCCATGTTTCCCGAACGTAAAGAATATCTCCAGGTTGGTATGGTGGCCTTTTTATTCCTCCTGGGTACATAACACCTAACGGATTGCTGCTATCCCCAGCTTTTCCCACGGGACGTCCAGTCATCCCATCGGGGAATTTTATCACTCGCCTTGTGCAGGTCTTTCTTCCAGCCAAAAGTGCTTGTACCATTTTCGTGTTAAATAATATTGGCAATGTTCTCATTTTCCTACTCCTTTCCTCTGATTTCTAATAGATCATCATATAAATCAGACAATTCTTTACAGTAAGACACAACAAAAACTATTCCATCGCTGTGCTTTTCTGCATAAGCATAGTTCCATATTTTCAGGCTTTCTTCTACCGATATACCATTGTCCTTTGCCATAACTTTAACAATCCTATCCTCAAACGCTTTTTTAATTAGATTTTTATACTTATTAAGCTCCTCAACCTTGTTTTCGAACGCTTTTCTTAATCTCTCGATTTCTTCTCTGTTCCATTTAACAGATTTTTCTTCATCAAGAATGTCTGTTCGTTTCGGATATGGATATTCTTCTCTATCTGGCTTACAAGAATAATTTAGGCAAAATTCTTCATACGATAATACAAGTACATATAATTCTTTTTCCTTTTTAATTTCTTTAATAAAAGCACTACACTCGTCTTTTTGAGTTGGGCACAAATTGCTAATACTCATTTTCCGTCTCCTCTCCATACAGGGTAATAATACCCATTCTGCGTTACGACCCACCATCCTGTACTCCACGTATTAGTTAGTGGATCATATACTTTTCTGCCTTTAATCATTCTTATCCTTTCTTATCATAACCAACTCAAAATCTGTCTCTGGATATGTGATAGAATACTCTTGTTTTCCCACCATATTCGCCATGAACCATTCAAATACAGAAGCTATTGCACTATCCGTTATATCCGTTTTCTGCCCTATCCACATATGCTTTTCTGTGTCTTGTGTTCCATAATATATCCTGTTAGTGAGAGGGCTTACTCCCGTCCCTTTTTTCTTAGCCATATATAATCTCCTTTCTGCATTCACATTGTTCAGTTTCTAATGTCAATATCGAAGCACTCTTCGCATAATTTTCTCTCTTCCTTATACGCTTTTTTGTATTCGTTTGTATCGTGTGCTTTTTCAGTTATGTGCCACCCATTATTACAAAATAGTTCTCCATACTCCGTCATTCCACACTCACGAATACTATCAACAATCCCTTGCTGCTTTAGTTTTTTCAAATGGTATCTCACTTTATGCACACTCATATCAAGTGTCTTTGCTATTGCGGTTGCTGGGAATGGGCACCACCCACCCATGATACTTACATTGTGCCAGCACAATGTATATAATATTTCATCCATTTCTTCATTTCCTACTGCGATACTCATCTATTCTCCTTACTTTCCGCAAGTTTTGCATATTTCCACCGAGTTACATAATCATCAAATTGAGCCGACCATGATGTTGATCCACCTTTCCAAGCAGACACGAAGTTTCCGTCAAAACCAGCAAAATAACCCCTATACCAATTTACTTCGTTGCTCGATACTAATATTGGTGTATCGACCGGTACTTTCGACCAATCAACTTTAGGTTCAACATATTCTTCGTTAAACCATCTTTTCCTTAGTTTAATACAAGGTGCTGAATCATCATAAAATTTGCACCACGCACAACCAGTCTTCGAACTGCAAGCAACCAATTCACCAGTTTCATTATCAATTCCTATATGCGCATCAGATATTACAATATCTAATATCTCTTCTCCATACTTTTCTTTATTAGTCATTTTTCTTCCTCCTTTTATTTTCTTTTAACATCGCATATTTCCATTTAGTTACCCTACAAGTTGTCCAAGATGTAGCACCATCATCCCAGGCAAACACACTGTAGAATCTAAATGTTGCAAAATGTCTATTGTGCCAATTTAATCCATCATTTGATACCAATATTGGTGTATCGACTGGTATTTGTGACCAAGCAACCCTTGGCTCTGCTTTAATTTTTAACGTGTTAATAATTTCAATAGGTATTCATCAAGTCCCTGCTGCAACTTTTAGATAATGTTCTGTTCGTCAATCATTCAAATCTGCCTCCTGTATAAATTTTAAGTGCGGACAGTGGATACATTCATATGATAGATAACCAGTACCGCTGTCTCCACCGTACATTCCATGGCACTGATACTCGTCAGCGGATTTTGAAAAATTCTCTTTCATTACCTCATAGCAGCTATCATAACTAGCATTTATCTTTTTTCGAATCCAATCAATTATTTTCATCCTACATTTCCTTTCTCTTTATGAAACCGTCACAAGGAATTTCAAACAAGCAACCGTAAGTTTTGTGTTCTACACTGCCATAATATTCTTTATACGCAAAAGAATTTGTGCAAGCAGAGCAGTACGTGTGTTTACCATTCATGTTTTCGCTTGTCTTTTTAGTTTCCAACCATATCGCACTTGTCCGCAACTATGCCACATTGGTGTCTTAATTCTTCAAGATCTTTAACAAGTTTCTTGTATTTCTTATTTGTTAAAATCTTCATTAAAATCACTCCTTATTGATCCAACGACCAGATTTCTTTATTTTTCTTGCCCTTAAACAGCAAAACGCAGAATATCTGAAACGTGATGTTGGATAATCAATATTCAGCCTATCCTTTAGGTATTTAACTAATTCCGGATAGTACAGCCATGCTTTTATAAACTGCTTAATCATAAATATCACTCTGAATCACCTACTTTCAGTAAATCCATAAACTTATCGTATTGCTTTTGTGAAACCTTGTTATTCTTCTTATCATCTCTGATTTCGATTTTAAGGTGCTTTTCGGCAATACTGGATAATTCCCTTGCCAAGTTCTTTTTTCCTTGCTCAACACCGTCTCTATAGCCCTTTGGTGGTTTTCTTTCTCCAATCTGTCCACTGGACCGATCAGAGCCTTGACCACCAACGCTGATATTTCGCAGCTGGTAACCGTCATCTGCATATTTCTTAATGTAGTATTTTTCCATCTCATCTAGCCGATTTCGTGAAAAATTCTCAAAATTCACGACCCAACCATACGGATTTTCCTGCGACCATAGTTTATGCTTTTTGAGAGACAAATCTATGTGTTGCTTATACCCCGACAAATGCGATGCAAGTCGTTGTAACAAATTCTTTGCCTGTCCAACATACGCATACTTGAATCCGTTTTCATCAATCCTTGTCAAGAAGTAAATTCCACTTCTTTCGTTAAGACGGGGATTCAGTTTCAACAGGCGTTCTTTGTTCTTCTTTTCTATTGCCATTGCCTGTGCAAAACTTCTTTTATTCATTCCTCTTCATCATCCTCCCAGTAGAATCCGCATCCGCAGTTCATGCAAAAATTAGGTTTAATGCTCTCAAGTTGTTCAAATTCCTTTCCGCATCTTGGACATTTGTAAGTTACAATATCTTCCGTATTCTCTGCTTTCAATTCTTCGTCTTTCATTTCAATGCCTCGCTTTCAACTCGTCTGCTATTTTGTTTACCGTACCCTCTAGTTCATCAACAAGTTTTTGATATGGTTTGCACGTGTTGTACGCCCTGCTATCAAATATCTCATCAGAATTAAACCACTCAAACAATTTGTCTCTAAACATTTCAACAATCGTTTCTGCTTCGCTCAAAATATCTCCCTTCTAAAAAGGACAATTGTTATTTCTTAATCTCCATTTTTTACCTGCCTCTGCAACGTCTACATTTGCTGTTTTAACGCATTTCTCCATTCTTGCAATGAAGTTGTCACTATCTCCATTGCTCTTGCTTAAATGGCACATTATGACGTCTCTAAGGCATTTAGAGTCCGTCACGCTTACAAATCTGCAAGCTGTTTCTATTGACATATGACCTCTATATATATGGCTTCGTTTTGTGTCGTTTTCATCAACAATTTCTTTGTCATAATTTACGCCAAGTAAAATATGATTTATTCCCTTGAATCTCCACTTTACATACTGCGTATCCGTTATATAAAGCATTTTCCCCATCTCTTCATGCTCTATCATATATCCGTAGCATGGGCATTCTGTTCCGTCTGCATCTGTATGGCAAAAACTGCCATTGTTATTATCCAGTGGAAAAGATGATACAGAAAAACCTCCCCAATAATTTTTTTTAAGTGTTTTTGGATTTTCTATATCGTAGGGCATATAAACATATGCCCCAATCCTTTCCAAGTCATCAACGCATCTTGCGTGATCCTTATGATGATGTGTTATCAAGCAGCCTCTTAAGGTTTTAATGTCAAAATCAATAGCCTGCTTTAACCTAGATATTGATATCCCTGCATCCAATACAAGTCTTTCACCAGTGTCAGCTTGTAAAATGTAACAATTACCACTGCTTCCTGTTGCTATGCATTCTAGAATCACGCCTGTCGCTCCTTTCCCTGCTTGAATACTCTGAATTTTTAGGGAATACATAATAGGCGTAATTATCAAAATAACACTTTCTCAATGAATTAAGCACTTTGGAAGCATCCTCTGCTGTATTATAGTTACCCATAACATGACTTTCGCTTGTTTCCGTCATGTATTGTGATGCTATAATCTGAAACTTTCCGCTTATATTTGACTCTCTAATTGATAAAAAGCACTTGTCATATGGAGCGTCATAATCGCATTCACTAGATATGATTCTCATTTTTATCTTCTCCTTTTTCGTTTTCGCTTTTTTTGTCTTTGTATGATTTTTTTCCTGCTTTATACGCAGCCTTAACCATCCTTTCTCCTGCTTCTCCAGTCTTGGACCCTAGCGTTTCAAACAAACTATCTGTCAAAGCTGCATATTCAGTTAGTACATCTTCTCCGGTGCCGCAAACCCTTACACTTCCATTCTTTACAATAATCATAGTTAATTCTCCTCTCTGTTATTCAACGTCTGTTGCTTCTCCGTCAATTACATCTTCATCAAAATCAACGGAGTTTTCATTTTCTTCAATTTCATTTTCTGCAATTTTTTCTATGTCTGTTTCAATTGCAACATCTTCAACAAAAATCTTTCTTTGATCCGGGTTCTCAAAATTCAAATCAATGGTTTTGCACAGTCTATGTAAAACTGTCTTTTTATACATCTCCCCGGTATAATCCGTCCATGCAGAACCGTTTTTCATTTTGCTGTGCTGTCTGGTGTTTTCTAATTCTTTCTTGCTCATTTCGTCATATTTCATTGTGCCATCTTCAAATATGACAACCGCAAATGCACCTTTTATCTCTCCGTCATTAAATGGCAACGGCTTATAATTTACCGTTTGATTTCCGTCAACAACCGCAACTTCATATTCGTCCCCATCTCTTACTAATTTTGCATAAATATCTTTGATCGGTCTGGTCGAATATTGCTTTGCTAGTTTGATTGCTCCACGATAATCTGTTTGGTATTGCAATTGGTCTTTGTATGGGATCAAATATGCCTCTTTGTTCATAAAGTCCAATCCCAATGTTGCACCTTTCATCAGACCCATCATAATTTCAGACTGCTTGTATTTCATAAGGTTTGGATTGTCATGCAGTAATGCTAATGTATTTTGCACAAACCTCTCTCTGTTGAAATTCTTTGGCAGTGCCATTTTGTTTTCTTCCAACTTCTCCGCAAGAGCAACATCAAATGTTCTTACAGATTCTTTTTTCTCCACAACTACTGTTTCATTAGTCATTTTCTTTAACCTCCTTAAATTCTCCATCAATCAGCTTGTAAAATGTATCTTCTTTGATTTTTTCTCCGTCTACATACTCTGTTTTTACACATTTTGGTTTCCAAATGGTTTTATCATCATCATTTACTCTTACCCATTCGGCAAGAGTAATCCAACTTCCAATTTTTGCTTTTGCCATCGAGTCAAGACCTGCCGCCATAACCACGGAGTTCTTACCTTCTGATGTGATCTTTGCGGAATCTCCACTGCTGCCGATCTGTGCGGAATCTCCACTGCTGCCGATCTGTGCGGAATTTCCACTGCTGCCGATCTTTGCGGAATTTCCACTGCTGCCGATCTGTGCGTAATTTCCACTGCTGCCGATCTTTGCGGAATCTCCACTGCTGCCGATCTTTGCGGAATCTCCACTGCTGCCGATCTGTGCGGAATTTCCACTGTTAATATCAGAATCGCTATCTTTGTCTATCTCAAATTTTGTTTTTTCGATTGTAAAATCTACGCAAGCCTTAACAAAGCCTTTAAAATTTAGCTTTGCTCCAATGTGCAATTTGTTTGTGATAGATTGATCCCCGAAGTTGCGAACATCACCAACAGCTTCTACTTCTGCAATTTCTGTTATTTCTCCATCCGAATTAAATAACGGATAACGCCCCAGGATATCAAACGGATCTTCACAAAAATGCATAACTCCCTTTCTGCATGGCCCTAAATTAACATCTCCATCTTCTTCGAAAGTTGTATGTTCTTTGTATTGCTTTGCAACACCATCAGGATTGCATATAAGACCTTTTCCAAATGCTTTGTATCCTTTAATTCCCATATGTTTTACCTCCATCTGCAAATACAACAAGTTCATCATCTTCTGTTTTTGCTATACAAATAAATTGACCGTCTATTTTTGGCAATCGTTCTTCATCTAAGCTCTCCATGTTGTCAACAATAATCGGCATAGTTACTTCATAAGCATTTTGAAATGCACGGCATACTTCAATTTCCGTCAACATCGTAAAACCTAAATTAAGATTTCTGCTATAAGGTTCTCCGTTGTAAAGGATTTCGCAACATTGCTCTGTATCTCCATTAACAAGTTCTCGAAACAACCGAACACTGCATTGAGAAAATGCTTCATTTACATCATTTTCAAGGCATTCATTTTTTGCGCGATCATACATTGATAATACGTATAACGCCTTTTCATTCTGTGCTATCTCGATTTCAAAGTTATCTTTCTGTTTCTCTAAAACCTCAATTCTGGAGTCAATGTTCTCATTCCATTCGGCAGAAGATAGTCTTTTATCTACTTTCGAAATCTCCGCAAGCATCTTGTCTCTTTGATCCTCTAGTGCAACTGTTTTAGAAGATACATTTTTCATGGAATCAATTTCCTTTTCTTCATCCTCAATCTGTTTCAGAAGATCTGTATATTCTTTGTTGCCTGTCATATCAACTTCTGATGGCATTTTTGCAATTTCATCTTCCAGTGATTTAATTGCATCTTTCAATCCTTGCAATCGTTTTGAACATTCGTCAGAAAATGCCTGATGCTCTTTTAGATTTATTTCTTCCTTTTCTGCATCATTTTCAATCCGGCTTAATTCCGTTTCCTTTGCCTTCTTCTGTTTTTCGATAATCTCTTTTACTCTATCATCGTCATAAGGTCTACCGCAGGTTGGGCAAACATTATCTTCGGCAAAAGAAATATTGTTTACTTGTTCCCATTCCTTTCGCAATTTTGCTATTTCATTCTTTGTTTTTTCAATATCACATAAACTATCATGCAGCGTTTCTTCTGCATCACTAGCACCTCTGTGATAGTTTGCCAATTTCCTTGACAATTCTGATCGTTTGTTCATCAAATCTTCACTTGCAGAACGCAAAATATCATTCGCCTTAAATTTCAGACGCATAATATCGTCAGATTTTCTTTCCAACAAATCATTTTTATCGCCAGAAATTTTGCTCTCGATATCAGACAATCTTTTTTGCAGGTCTGCCTTTTGCAATTCCAGTTCTGCATAATCTTCATCTACCTTTTGGCTTTCCAATTCTTTGATTTTTGGCTCAATTTGGTCTGCCTGCTGTCTTAATCCAATCTCTGCACTTCTTCCACGGCCTCCATAAATCTTTTTGTTTATAGTGCTTTTGATCTCGCTGACTGTTCCATTTTTTAATAAATCCTCGATCAATTCATGGTCTTTGATGGTTTTAAGGATTTCTTCATCTTTGCTTTTAGAAAATGCCTTTTCCAAAATTGTACGCTGCTTAACAGAATCCTGTAAAAAAAACATATTTGCATTCATGCAGTATTGCAAGGCATCCACCGGTAATATGTTATCTGCAATCCATTTAGAAAACTCTGTTGGCTTTTTGTTTACACCATCCACATAACAATCTGTTGCAGTTCCTGTAGGCTCTCCCTTTCTTGAGTATGTGTTAAAAAACTCTCTTTTCAAGGTGTAGGTATCATCATCAATGCTCAATGTAATTTCTACACTGGCACCATCTGCAATATCATTTCCCTCTGAATCGTGTGAAATAATACCTGTTATTTTTTTGCCATCTTCTCCCTTTATTCCGAGAACATACTGAATTGCACGTTTGATTGTAGTTTTCCCTGTGGCGTTTCTTCCGAATACATTTGTAATGTGTCCAAACTCAATAATATGTTCGCCTACAAAACTCATAAAGTTTTCAAGGCGTAACTTCTTGATCTCAATTTTTTTCATTTTCTTCTTCCTCCATCCTTTTTCTCCTAAGATCGTGTACAAAATCATAAATACCTAAAACATGGAACAGCATACTTTCAGATATATAATCATCTTTTTCAAGTATTGACTTCAAAATATCAATTCTTGTTTGCAGTTCAACATACTTTGCGTGAACCTCATCCACGCAATAAACAATCTTCTTATTATTTCCCATCATTTCCCCCTCTTTCCAATCCGACAATTCGTCCATTCTCAATCACTGTAAACACTCCCAAAACATTTGCAATCGTCTCTAATTCCTCAACGCTCAATAAATTCAAATCTGTAATTACCATAATCAGTTCCTCACTTTCTCAATATTTACATATTATTTTTTGTTTTCCTGTGTCTATATTTGACAGGTACAGATAAAAGTCAGTTTCTTTTATAAGCCGCCATTTTTTTACGCTCATATAATGATTAGTTACAACTCTTTTCTGTTCCCTTGTCAGCTTTTTTGACTGTTTAGCCAACTCATGCACCCCCTACTTCTTATGGCTGCTAACAAATGCACTAATGACAAATAGTGCAAGTTCTACGAATATCGTAGATGCAACCCCTGCCCAAAATGGATCAATCCACATTCGATCATCTCCTTTCTCTATGCAAGGCAGAAATACTCACCGTCAATCACCTTGTACGTTTTCTTTCCTTGCGGAAACATAGACTGAAACACTAGATTTTTTGGATAATCTCCAACTCCCTGTATCAACAGTTCGTTTGCTATTTCCAACGCTCTGGTTGACGGTTTCACATTTCCAAGTTTTTTTGCTGTTGAATACTGACCACGTTGATATATAACGCCTCTGATCGTGTTCGGATACTGCTTAGACTTAACACGATTCAAAACAACAACTCCAGTAAGCCATAGCGTTTCATCATGCTTTGCATGACCGTTTTCTGCCATTATCAGCTTAGCAAGCAGTTCTACGTTGTCCTGCGTATACATCTTCATAGGTTTCTTCATTCCCTGCCTTTTCAATTCTGCATTGGACACCTTAATTTTTCGTGTCCTTGCAGAAGCCATTGAGTTACAACATATAAGTGAGATGGCAAGAATTAAAATAATTGTTTTCTTGTGTGTCGGGGCAAGTCTAAACATTTTTCGCCACCTCCTATTTGTTTTCTTTTTTTGATTCTTTGGAATCTTTTTTCTTTTCAGCCATATTCTCAACCTTGCCAAGAATATATCCATTGTCAAAATCTGACATCTTAGGGATTGCTTCATTCAACTTCTTCACAATATCCTTTTCTCTCTCGCTCATTTATTCACTTCCTTTCAAAAATTTATTTACGAAATACTGCTGACCCTTTCCGCTTACTTTAGTAGTAAGAGCCGTTCTGACATTTCCGTTCGGCATGTTTATTGCCGTTTCTTTGACTTCAAACAGTCCTTGTTCTACATACCTTTGCATAGGTCTGTTTCTTGAAGAACCGCTTTTAATCAAATACCCATTATTTCTTAGCCAATCAAATAAACGATTTTGTCCTATACGGTATCCGTTTTGACTTATAAGTTTAGCAAGGTCTCCAATTAATATTGCGCCCTTACTAGCACTTACAGCATCAGCAAATATTTCTTTAGGTTTCATGCGTTCAATCTGCTTGTCTCTCTCAGCAATCATTTTCTGAGCTTCGATAACCGCAAGTGCAATCAAATCATTTCCCTGTGGAAGTTGAGTTTTAATTGTATCTTCCATTTCGTGAAACCTGTTTATGTACTTTGCTGTAAACTCTGTACCTTTTACCCCGGTCAGTTTGTGTGCTATAAACTCGCAACCTTTCTTTGTGACAAGATAACAAGGCTTCTGTCTGTTAGACTTGTCTGTGTACTGACTCTCTGTGAAAAATTCGGTGTGTCCAACTTTGGACGCATCTAACTGAGTTATGTAAACTCTTATATCCCTTAACAATTTGTTATGCTCTTTCCCTACCATTTCAGCCACTTCTCTGCTGTCGAGATATTTTTGTCCTAAACTATCCATATGTTTATCACCTCTTTTCTGTTTAGTAACTTATAAAGTTACTTCTTTAGCAAAAAAAATATCCATTGGTTGATCGATCTTCAAATTGTCGATCATAATTTGGATTTCATCGCTGCCAAATACGCCTTTTTGCATTCTCATGTAGAACGTCTTTGGAGTGACTCCGATCATCTTTGCTACGTCAGATTGTGTCTTGCCGTTTTCGGCAATTACACCACGCAGTTTCGCAACATCTATCATCGTTACTACCTCCTTTTTTCCGTTATGGTAACTTGCTAAGTTACTATCATTATACATCATTTTCGTAACTTGTCAAGTTATTTTTTTCTTGACTTGTAACTTTTTTGTGCTATAATTAAATCATACATAAAGAGAGGAGGTTCGTACAAATGACAGTCGGTGATAGAATAAAGGAACAAAGAGAGTTATCAAGAATGTCGCAAGTTGAACTTGCCGAAAAAATTCACGTTTCAAAGCAAACGCTATATAAGTATGAGAACAACATAGTCACAAATATACCTAGTGACAAAATACAGTCAATTGCAACTGTGCTTGAGATTTCGCCTGCATACTTAATGGGATGGAAAGAATCGAAAAGTGTTGATAACCTTTTAGAAAACATAGGTGGATTCTTAGCAGAGATTTCAAAAGACGAAAAATTTATAGTTAATATAGAAAAATTGTGGCAGTTGTCAGAAACAGATAAAGAACACATTTTTCTAATAGTAAATGACTTGTATGAAAAGAAAAGAAAGGAATGATTGTTATGAAGAAAGTAATGTTAAGTTTAGTTTTAGCACTGTCACTTGTTGTGACACAAGTAAGTTTCAATCCAAGCACGGCACATGCAAGCAAAAAGATTGACGCATTAAAAGGGAAAGCATATAAGAAAAAATGCAAGCGAATGTACCATGATAAATTGTTTTTCGGCAAGAAAAAGCTGAAAGGAAAATATGTAAAGGTTAAATGTTACTTGTCGGAAAGTAGATATTTTCAAAGTTATTATGATGTTCCGTCATATCTTAAAAAATACAAAGTAAAGAGAAGTCTTTTTTATGCAAAACCGGAACGAAAAGGCAAAAAATCATATGTAAGCGGAGGGAACATAGAAATCTATTTTAGCAAAAGGACAAAATCAAAGTACAGCAAATTAAAATCCGGGGATTATGTGATGGTATATGGGCAGATAGTAGAATATTCAACATTAAGTTGGGATGGATACAACGGCGTAGCTATAATCCCTAAATATATAAAAAAAACAAAAAGGTAACGAATATGTTTCTGACAACAAAAAAATCGGGCTGACATGCTTATTGTGTCAGCCCTTTTCATTTACACTATTTTTTCAACAAATCCCTTGATTATCAAGAGAATCTTTCTGCTTTTACACTTGCGAATCAAACCGATAATCTCAGCCTTTATTTCTTCTTCTCCCATGAAATACCTCCCTGCAAGTCCACTGGTAGCGTTGCACCCATTATAGAACATTTGTTCGATAGCGTCAATAGGGACAGAGCCAACGCCAATTAAACCCTGTCCCCACCGAAACTTGATTGCCTTTCGGCATAATCATTATCTCATAATTTTGGACCTGCAAACTGTCAAGGAATCATCATTTTCTGACATCATTCAACGCTTTTTCAACATCTTTCCTGTATTTTACAGGGACATCATCAATTGTAATTCTTTCTAACTGTATCTGATAGATATAAAACGTAATAATTGCTTTGCTTGTCATTATAACTCACTCCCATCTGCTGATAACATATCCAACATGAGACTTTCCATTGCTTCTAGTCGTTCTTCCAGTGTCGGTTTGTCGGTGTTATCTGTATATCCAATTTCTTTATCAATTTCTTTTTGTTTATCTTCGTCCAGTATAAGCATTTTTGTATTCTCATTATACTTATACGCCATCAGTCGTTCTAATGGATATACATTTGGTATATCATTGACCTCTACAAGGTTTCCATCCCCTAACTTATAATATCCGTTATCATCAATTGCTATAGTATACATATTAGTCTCCTTTCTAAAATTCTCCCTCAATCACATACAATACTCTACCGCCAAACGATGGATTTCCGCTTGTGATTGTATCAGAGTGTACGTTGACCGTTACAGTTGTTCCGCTTGTACTTGGTGAACTACAAGTTGTTAGGCTGTAATTTGATTCAAGATGTATTATTCTTACAGACTTTCCACTTTTGTCCTTTGGTATTTCAAATGTTGCAGTTCCGATTCTTCCACCATCTCCTGAACTTGTCCCCATTGTGCCGTGAAATGTTGACGGGCGAATCAATGCAGGGGTGTAACCAAGTGCGTCTGTTACCATGCTTTTACTTATTCCAGTTATGAATCCTGAATCATTGGTAAATGAACTAAGAGCAGTAGGTCTACCACTAATTTCGCCCCAAGAGTAACTTGGTTTACTGGAAGCCTTTGCCCATGCGTATACATCAGAAGCTGGAAGAGATGTAGGAATATCCTTAGTGAGTGCGATTGTACCTTCAGTTGGACGCAAGTATACATGAATGCTTTCGTTTTTATTGGCACTATAATTCGCATCTGGAACATAGTTAAATATTAAGTGTTCTACTCCACCTAAATTACCCATTGACCATGATCCATTCTTTGTAGGCATACATGCCACACAACCATAGCTGTCATCTCCCGGATACATAGAATACACAACAGCTCTATCTCTATCGCCTACCCATGAGCCATTTGTATTTTTAACAATTCTCCCTGTAATTGTACCGCCTGACAATGGAAGATAATTATGTGTATGCCCTGCCGTTGCACAATAATCAGTGTAATTTAAGGTATCTAACACTTTAACCCAGCCACCGTTTGCAACAGATCCAGCTTTGACAACTTTGTAGTAAATACTATTGTGATTAAACGGTATAGCAACATCGGTATAATAATTGTTATCCTGATTTGTATGTCTATTTCTATTGATATACCACCATTCGTTTGTTGGTGTGTCATTAACATCAACATTGCAACCTTGATTGCCACCGGCAATATTCAACCATTGCAATCCACCCGGAGCATTAGATGCCGTTGTATCATTCTGTGCAAGAAGATTTGATGAATCAGCCACTCCTGCATTATCAGCCTTTCCAGCGAATCTCGCAGCTTCTATAACGGTTGATGCAGTAGAACCATTGTAGTTACCAAACTTATATGTCATAGTGGTAGTTGCAGATTGTGCATCTGTATCGGCATTACGATAGTTAAACCACATAGCACTCTGCGTTCCGCCCTTAAAGTTTATTTCATTATCGTGTGTATAGGATACTAATGTAGCACTACCTGCACTATTAGCATAATTCACATTTTGACTACCAATATTACCTGCTGTTATCAACTCATGTCCATTAGCTCTCCATGTGCCGTCCGTGTTGGATAAGATAGCTGTTGGAGAAGTATTAGCACCATTTTTCGTAATATAAAATTGACCGTCATTATTAAACAAACCCCATGATTTATCAGATGTGCCACTGGTTCCTGTATTATCAGTACCATTCAACATAATTGTAGACCATCCGTCATATGGATATACTCTCATACCCTCAGTATAACTACCAGTCGTAGGCTTTACGTGTAATGTACCTGTAATTGTACCACCGCTCAACGGCAGATAGTTAGTGGAATCATATGCTCTAGAGCCAAGACCGAGCCATGATTTTAATGCATCTTTAGATATATCCTTAATTTTAGCACTTAAATTACCACCATCGCCACTTGTATATCCTGCAATATATTTAATATCGTCACCAGTAATGCCATTTCCTTGAAATCCAATCTGTATATGTCTTTTTGTATTGCCATAATCCACTACTGATGCTGCAATGTCGGCTGTACCATGTAATGGCAGATAACTAGCAAACTTTTCGTTCAGCACTCTACCTTGGTTTGCACTTAAACTAGCATCGGTTCTCGTGCTGTCCAAACTGTCTACCACGTCACGCCATGTGTTGGTGTTTGTATCACTGTCGGTAAGATTGATAACAGTATCGCCTGTCTGATTCATTGTAAATGTGCCTTTAGTCGTACCATTTTGGTTGACCGTAACCTTGCCGTTGCCTATGGTCGGCTTATTAGACAAATCTGTATAACTACCGCTAGTCGCTACAGTAGCAAGTTTGGTCTTGATATAATTCCACAATTTGCTTACCGGTCTACGAAAATAGCCAGTGTTACTTGTTCCACCGTCTGCATACTGTGATACGTAGTAGTCATTATCAACAGGATCATCCGTACCTACAGGTAGGGCATTTATCATTGCATCCAAGTCATATGTTGTGTTCTCATCAGTGACTTCCGTTGTACTTCCGTCACTGCCAACAAGCTGTATCTTGCTTCCTGTTTTCTTGAGACTATAGGTTGTGTTTGTGTCCGTATCTGGTACTTCAAATGATGATGACGTTCCATCTCCCTTTGTAACTGTAACAGTATGATTTTTAATTCCTACACCCTTGATATATGTTGATGTAATCTTTTGATTAGCAGAATCGTTACTTGATTTCGTAGCACTATCAGCACTTCCTGCACTCGTAGCATAGCTAACTCTTTTTTCACTATCTGCTGTATTGTCAACATTTCCAAGTCCTATATTTTCTTTTGTGATATTTACATTTCCGCGTCTATATGATGTTTCTTCGCTCCCTTTTACTCCTGTAACTGGGCTTCCTGCTAATACGTCCCACTTCCCATCAGAATTTTTATATACATTCGACCCTAAAGGTATTGTATTTCCTGCTCCCTCTGCAAAATCTGTAGTCGTAGTAAACTCATCAGACACATTATACATATCACCTGTTTCCGCTAAACTTACAGATGGTAAATTCGCAAACGTAACAGTTCCTTTTGGTCTTAGCGTCCCTGCAAATGATTCAGATATGCTTTTTGTCTGCTCATAATATTTCTTAGCATTTGTTTCACTTGCGCTTGCGTTGTTTTCGCTTGTGCTTGCGTTGTTTGCACTTGTGATTGCGCTGTCTGCCGACTTCTTAGCGTTTGTCTCGCTTGTGCTTGCGCTGCTTGCACTTGCGCTTGCACTGTTTGCTGATACTCTTGCATTGTTTTCACTTGTACTTGCAGATGTTGCGCTGTTAGATGCAGAAGCCGCACTTGTGCTTGCACTGTCTGCCGACTTCTTAGCATTTGTCTCGCTCAACGATGCAGATGTCGCACTGTTAGACGCACTGTCTGCTGACTTCTTGGAATTTGTCTCGCTTGTATTCGCAGATGTTGCCGCATCTGTTGCAGTTTTTGCACTTGCACTTGCATTACTGGCACTTTCACTAGCACTGTCTGCTGATTTCTTGGCCGCAGTTGCATTTTCAGAAGCTGATATTGCATAATCAGTAGCATTTTTTGCTTGATTCTTCGATTCGTTTGCATAATATTTGGCATTATCTAAATCTTCGCCATCTCTTATTTCACTACCGCCAATAGCGTATGACTGTGCCAATTTTGCATCGTATGCCGCATTACTGGCACTTTCACTAGCACTGTCTGCTGATTTCTTAGCGTCACTAGATGCAGTCTGTGCCTTTACAGTCTCGGCAATTATAGAAGCTAGATAATCATTTGCTAAATAATCATTTGTAATGCTTCCTTTTTTCAAATCAAAACTTACATGAGTGCTACCATCTTCTGCTTTACTTGTTGTGACTGCAATTCTTTCATTATCATCATAAACGTAATTTGGTGTCAAACTTCCAATGTCAGCGGTCCATTCTGTCCCATCTTCCGTTGTCATTGTGATTACACCTTTTTCATTCATGGAAAAAGATACTGGGATTTTTTCCACATTAAAATCCACCATAAATTCTGTTCCGTCATAAAACTTAAATCTTAAAATTCCAGTTTTTTCATCCCATGTTGGCGTTTCAGAAATGATTTTATAACTTCCATCTACCGACAATTTTTTTGTATCTAATTCATTGTATGCAACATCAAGAGAATCCGCTAAAGTCTTTATTGCACAATCCATGTTGTTTAGGTTTCTTTTGTCCAATGGAGTTATAAGTCCCTCGGACTTATTCTTCCAATTTACAGGATTATATTCTACCTTTGTGTATGCCATATGCTGATACCTCACATTCTTAATTCGATGTTTCTAGAACGTACAAATCAAAACTGCTTTTTGTGACGTTTGCTCCAACAGTGCTAGGTTTTACACTATATTCCGACACAGTAACCGTTCCTGTATTTTCATCTGGAGTTATTCTAATTCTTATTCTATACCCAATTGTTACAGAATTTGACGGATTGTCCATGCTGTCAATTCCAACACCAGTAACTCCACTTTTAATCAAAAGCGGCACTATCTTTGCCGGGAAAACTCCTTTTTCCTGAAATGGAATAAATTCATAAAAATATTCGGATGTTGAATTTCCAAACTTCGCATGTCCCTTTACAATAAGTGCAACTGTTTTGCTAAAATCATAGAAATCAAATTCATCACCATTTTGTATTTCTGCTTTAATAAGCCTTGGTTGAACAAGAGCATTTGACACTTTAACAGTTACACGTCCTATAGCCGATTCATTATCTTGTACGCTTTTATTTAATCTTGTGACGGTTGTACTCAATGTATCAACATTTTGTTTTACAGTTGTAAAGTCTGAATTTAATGTAGTCACGGTACTATTAAGTGCTGATATTGTACTTTCAAACTCATCAACCTTTGTCTGCATTGTTGGTATTTTGCTTATTTCTTCTGCAAATGAGCGATACACTTCATCCAACTGTTCCGCAATCTTTGAAATTCCCTCATCCATAACATTTAGATTCTTTTTTCCAAGTGGAGTCAACAGCCCTTCTGACTTGTTCTTCCAGTTTACTGGTGTGTATTCTACTTTCGTATATGCCATATAATTCACGCTCCTATTCCGTCAATGTTGACACATCTATACAATATGTCATGTTTATTTGCGCCCACGTTGCATCTGTATCACCATACTGGTACACTTGCACCTCTGTATAGTATTCATCAAATTTTATACCGCCTACTTCCATTTGCTTTATCACAAGTCTTGCAACAGCATTATTTCCGCTACCTGTTCGGCTTGTTACAATTGGATATAATATGCTTGTATTGGTCGTATCTGATCCTTTTGGTGTTAAATTGATTCCTGCAAACGATGCTTGGTGGTTAAACTTTGCAACCGTTGTCCATGCACTTTTAGCAAGTGTACCTCTTACATCTATACATAACTGCACCATTGCTCCAACTATTTTGAAATAATTCCAATAGTCGCTATTTGATGTAAAACCATCAGCAAGCGTAAACTTTGTGTCAGTATCATTCATCAAATCAATTTCCGTAAAAAATGGAACATCACACTGAAAGTAGCTACTATTTTTACTAGAAGTAAACATGCTTATTTTTTCTCCGGAAAGAGATACGTATTTTATAGTTGCTTCTGGATATTCTGTTTTCGTACTCCATGTGTCGTTATCTGATATTCTATATTGTTTTACAACTTTGCTTGCCCATGATCCATTTTTGTTTTCTGTAGACACAAGTGTTCTGTAGTAAGTCAGCAATCCACTTGTGCTTCTTTCTTCCCAAGTAGATGATACTCCTGTATAAAAACTTCCACTTGGTGACATTCCAGCAGATACACTTTCTTCGCTATTTTCATCTTCCAATTCCATTTCAATATATGGAATATCTTCTTTTGCTTTTATCTGTAATTTTCCACCAGTTATTGTTATGTCATTTGCAATAACTGATCCGTTTTCGTCAAGCGTAAAATTATCAGTAATAATGTTTATCGCTTCTTTGCTCAATGTAAAGTTTGGACTTGATATAGTAATACCATCGCCTGCTTGTATGTCAATTGTTCCACCAGATAATAAATTTAAGACATCATCAGCAGAAAGTTCAATGTTGTTTGACGTCACCTTAAACACTGTACCCTCGTTAGGATCTCCGCTCAATTCTACTTGAGACAAATTACCGTTGTTATCCACCTTAAGAACAATGGTAGAATCTGTCTGTTCGAATTTTGTAGCCGTATTTTTGGCAATGTTCGTCATTTCAATACTGTATACATCCAAGTCCTTTTTTAGTTTCAGAGTTCTCCCTTGTAACTGCGTTATCTCACTATTTACCGATGGATCATTTGTTCTTTTCTCGCTACCCTTTGATACATATTCATCAGATAAAGCCTGCACTCCCGACAATGTTCTGCTAAAAATATAGCTGTCTACAGAATCGTTCTGTTTGTCCAAAGAATACATATCTCCAACTTCCATATACGGCAATCCTTGCAAGGTTGTTGTGTTCGGTTTGTAAGATACATATTGCAAATATTCTAAGATATTTTTCCCGACCTCTTGCAGACTCTCTACTCCTTTTCCGTAAAGAAGTATGTTTCCGCTAAGAACATACGGATTACTTGTGTTGTCACCTACTGTTGTTCCGTAATCATCTGAATCTCCTTTTATTGTAATACAAGTTGGGGAATATACAATATATTCTTCATAAGTTGTATTCTTAAATTCAGGTCGTTCTTCCTCATCTGACATTCCAAAATATTCATAGTTTTCAGATCCGCTCATTGGATACAGATCTTCTTCTGGGTACAATGTTTCTTCTGGGTACAGTCCCATGCTACCAAGAATAAGTACCTCAAACTTTCCAGTGCGGTTAATCCGTCCAAATCCACCGTTTACTTCGCAAAGGTATTTCAGTATGCTTGTTCCTGTTAAACTCCCCTCTGACGGCTCTACGGTCTTTTCTACAAGCATTGTGTCGTTTGGCAGGTCTTGCACTTCATATAAAATGCCCAAATGTTTTAATAGAGATTCTCTCATCTCTTTTACAGTAACTTTTTTATAAATCTCTTCATCTCTATAATTTTTCTCACATTGATATACTTCTGTCCACTGGTATACTTCCTCTTCTTGCCCAGTATTTACAGATATAGACTGATACAGCTTTCCTGTACTTGTATCAAGATATGTCATTCCTTGATTTTCATCTGCTGATACTCCGAGTTTAGACGGATCTGCATTTCCGCTAGAATCAATAGAGTATTCACCATGTTTCCACACATCTTCTAATGCTCCAGTTACATATACTCTTTGCGTTGCCAATACAGGAAATAAGTTGTTGTACCAATTTGACACATCAACGCCTGCATCATATAGAGCATCATACGCAACAACTTTCTTGTAATCAGTGTCATTTACAAGTTTTGCAGAAAAGACCCTATATACGCCCATTGGAACGCTAGAAATGATATTGTCACTTGCATCTCTTGCTTCTATCGTAGCTGTAAACTCTAATCCTGCAATATCTGTGTCTAAGATTTCAGAAACCTCAAACTCACAAGATGATGCGACACAACCACCAAGTTGCAAATCTTCATCATCGCAAATTGATTCCTTTATTGTCACAGATTCTTGGTGCAGCGTTTCGTTATCAATCGTAAGTCCAACATCCCTAAAAGCAAATTTGTAATTTTTGAAATACCCGGATTGATAAAATGGCCGTTTCTGATCCTCTGTAATTTTAATCATTGTATCACCTCGATCTTTAATACTCTATAAATTCTACTGTTATCGGTTGATATGTTGGCTCTCCCTTATATGTTCCACCATATTTCCATTCAATATCTGGCACATAGAAAAAACCATGATCGTAGTCATCTTCCCATTCGTTAAAGTATGCAATTCTAACCTTTTTCTCTGGTAGTGATGCACATTTTGGCTGTTTCATTCCTTTTTTCAAAAGTGATACAAATTCTCTCATTTTTCTATATGACATATAAGGTGTACTAAACGATATTCCATCTCTCATATGTTTCAAAACATTTCTTTTTAGGTATCCATTTGCATTTACATAACTGTCCAAGTCTTGCGCTCTTCCCGGTGTGATAGATAAATTGTCTGCCGCAATAAATTTATCTAACTTTGTATATTTGTATTCACCGTTTTCATATCCTGTCGCTATCATTACAAGACCTTTGCTTAACACAAATCCTGCCATTATTACTACCTCTCATTCTTAAAGGTTAGCGACTGCCAAACAATTGACAGCCGGTATTTTTGTAACAAAAAAAGAGCGAAAATAAATTCGCTCTTCGTTTTTGTTTGAAAATTTTAACTTCTACATTACGGTTATAACAACGCCAAAATTACTTAGCAAAAACAATATTGCTACCGTATTTCTGGTCTTTTTCAGCGATGTGCTGTCCAACTCTGGGTTTTTAATAGCCGATCTATATATTATCTGATATACAATCATCCATATAAGTTCTATTGAATACCCTAAAAGAGCAAATGGACTTAAAATCATAAAGCAAGCAAACACCATGGTTATTAAACATATAATATCCAAGGCACCGCTATTTGCTTTTTTCTTTACGACCCTTGCTCCACAATTTGGACATCTTTCTGCTGTTGTGCTAACACCGTGTCCGCATTCCATACATCTAATCATTGCCATTTCTTTTTCCTCCCCATTTTTATTTTTTTCATTATACACTCATTTTGCAAAAAAATCTACGCAAATAATGGATTTCCGTTGTGGGTTCTCTTGTATTGATCGTTTTCGGCTTTTACAATCTTTACAATGTCACCATCAGATACACCCTCAACATAAAGTGCATTGCCATTTTTGCTTTCATTCATTTTGTTTACTGCAATTGCTAAGCCTGTCAAAACTGGATTCATTGCATTGTATACCGCATCTGATACACCTTCGGAAACACCTTTGATGATCTGATCGTTATTTGCAACCACCGTCTTACTTCCTTGTCTACCTACCAACTCAGGCTTTCCATACTCGTTAGCCCAAAACAAGTTTGCTTTCTTAGGGTATCCACCATTTTCAAACTTTGGTACTGGTATTCTTTTCAGTTTTGGCAGTATTCTTCCGCCACCTAATGCCTTTGGAAGTTTTACATTGGTTATCGCATTAATTGGATCAATAATCATTGCATTTACCAATTTAACCATTGCCTTAATGCCTGTTTTTACTTCATCAATTGATAAAATTGTTTTTATTACCAATTTTTTGTTACCCCAAAATTTCTTTGCAACTTCCCAAGCATTTAAGAATAGTGGTTTCCTCATGTCAATTGATCCTTTAATGTTTAACTTTTTGTCTCCCCACAATTTCTTCGCAGTTTTCCACGCTCCAGTGAATAACGATTGAGCCATTGTGATTGAAGATTTTATAATAAGTTTTTTGTTTCCCCACAATTTCTTTGCGGCAGTCCAATAATTCAGCAATATAGTCATTTGTTCGCTTCTTGTCGGAAACGAAAAACCGGAAATCGGAAGTTTTAATTTCAAATTTCCACTTAATACCTTTTTCAGACCAGCTTTTAACTTTGTGTCATTAAACCAATCCATAAAGCCCTTTATCCATTCCGTAGGCGAATACGTGAATAAATCAGAAAATTTGAAATTGTATCTATATTGATCCATGTCTGTATTGGCTGTTGCTTTTGATATCGCAGTTCCTATTAGCTTTCCAAAATTAAATCCAAACGATACTGCCGCTGTTAACGCCAGTATTTTTAATGCTAAAGGTGTAGCTATGCCAAATGTTTTAGCGGCAATAAACGCCAAAATAGGTGTTAAAAATGCACTTGTAAGAATATTGTCGGAATTGAAAAACTTAAATGTTGCCGCTGTCAATGTAAGCCCTACCAAAATTCTTCCCAATGTTATATTTTTACCATTAAGAGCAGTAGTTATTGCTTTTCCAACACCTGCCAATTTAAGCCCTACAAACAATGCTGCAATAGCTGATTCAATTGGGGCTTTATCAACAATTCCTTTTATAGCCTTTGCAATTGCATTTAATAACTCTTTTGCCAATTTTCCCATATCCCATGCAACTTTTTTGAAGTCAATTGAAGAAATAAACTCGCCTATAGCATCTCCAACTTTTTGCCATTTTACCTTTTTTAATGCTGTAGTAATTGTTGTTACGATTCCGCTTATTCCGCTTGATATTGATTTTCCAAGTTCTTGCCATCCATTAAGACCAGTCTTTTTGTTTATTTTATTCATTTTTGAAATAAAATCATTGATTCCTTGACCAATAGCATTTCCAAGCCCTGCAAAATCAAATGTCGTGATTGCACCAAACGCTGTCTCGATTGCACTTTTAAGTACGGATGCCGCAGTTTTCAAATACTGCTGAATTACCCCAGTTTTAATTGCCGCATTTAATGTCTTTGAAATTCCTTTTCCAAGGTTTGTCCAGTCTACCGTATCAAAAAACGTCTGTGTTGCTTCTAGCGCACCCTTGATAGAGTTTCCTATTGCTTTTCCAAGACCATCCCAGTTAAAAGTAGATACAAAACCGTTAAGTGCAGTACCCATAATGGTTGCAATCTTTTTAAGTCCTGCGGTCCAAGTAGAAGTGTTTGAATTTACCCAGTTTATGCCTTTATTTAACACGTTTGCAACGGCTTTTCCGATTTCTGTTCCATCATTTGTAAGCCATGCACCCTTAAACAAATCTTCGATTTTCTTTTTTAACTCGTCAGATTTGTTTGACATACCATTAAACGCCTTATTCCAACGCTTTTCATATCCCTCTACTGCCTTGATAAGAGCATCTGACAATTGACCACTTACATCTGCACCAGAACCGCTTCCGTTGCCTTTTTTGTTTCCGCTGTCTTTTGATGATGTAAGATTGTTTAATTTATCAAAACCTTGTAGCTGCTTATTAAATTCCTTTTGCTTGTCTGTCGCATTTCCGATAGAATCAGCCGCATTATCAGCACTATCCGCAATGTCGGTATATCCAGAATCATCAGTTCCTGCATTCATCTTTTTGCTGTTGGCCCATTTTATCCCAAACAAATCTCCGATATGCTGTATAAGGTCTTTAATTGCACCTGTCATAGCATTAAGCCATGGCAACACTTTTGCAACCATCGGCATAAACAATCTTCCAAGCATCATTCCACACTGGGAAATATTTGTTTTAAGCATTCTAAACTGGTTCGCGGGCTGATTGATTGTGTTTGCTAGATCACCCCATGATACTTTAGACTGCTGCACCATAGCAATAACACGCAAATATTCTTTCTCTGCCTGTGTCATGTCTGATATGTTTTTCTTTACGCCTAAACTAAGTGCTAACTGTTTCAGACTTGCATTCGTAATGTCAATACCATATTTTTTCAATGCCATGGACATACCGGAAAGACCAGATGAAAAGTTATTCATTACTGTTGATAAATCAACATTTGTTAATGATGACATATCACCGGCAAGCATTGTAAGTGCTTTTGCAGAGGCAATAGATGCTTCTCCAAACATTCCTACAGAATTAGTCATTTGTGCAATTCTCGACTGGAAATTAGTTACTTCTGTTACGTCAAGTCCTAAACTCTGCTTTCCGCTATTGCTTAATTCTCCGTTTTTACTTATGTCAAACCCTGTCATTTTAGATGATAAGGATGTAAGTCTGCTTTGGAAACTATCTGCATATGATTCTGCATCTGTATATCCATATTTTTTATAATCACCTTTATTTTCGGACGCAATTTTCCCTATCGCATTCTGAAAATAGTTAAATTCCTCTATGTAATCCATTGCCGATGTAATGGACTTTTTCAAAATTCCGCTAACTGCACGTAATGATAAGAACGAAAAATACAAATTTCTAACGTGTCCGACTATACTTCTGAACCCCTTAGAAACATTTATTGATCTGATTGCATTTTTAATATATCCACTTAATGCAGTTTTTGCTTTATTTATGCCATTTGAAAAATTATTAAACATATTGGCAGATGCTGTTTTGGCAACACTTGATAAAGCAGTTTTTAGTCCACTTAATTTTGTTGTCATTCCAGATACACTTTTTGTCGTTGCTGACGGCATACTTTTTCCAAGTGCTGCATTTAATGTTTTTTGTGCATTTTCTATGGAATATCCGCTCAACTTCTGTGCATTTCCAGTGCTTGCAGACTTTGCCTGCATGTTTTGTATCATTTTAATCTCTTCTTGATAACTCTGGATAAGTTCTTTTGCTTCTGGAAATTGCTTTTTAAGTTGCGCTAAATTCTCTTTCAGATTTTGCAACGGAGTATCTAAAAATCCATTCTTAGATACCTTGTTACCAGATTCTTCGATGAATGAATCAAATTCTTTTAATGCGTTTTCAAAGCCCGAAAGATTCTTTATTGCTCCATCTGTTCTTATGATCTCAATGTCTTTTGATTTTGTACCTTTTCCTATGTTTTTTATTGATTTATTGAGATTATCAACGCTCTTTTGCGCAACCTTTATTCCGTTACTGTTTGTCGCTCCGTTTATTGCACTTGCAATATTCTTTATGTTATTTGTGTTGACACCGCCTAATGTTTTTGATAAATTTTGCAGTTTTTCAATAAGGCTGTCGAGTGCAGAGTCTGCCTTTTTGGCATCTGCTTCTACTTTTAATTCTAAACTATCTAATTCTGGCATTCTCGCACCTCACACTTCAAAAAAATAGCGCACCATAAAGGTGCGCTTTTCTTTAACCTAAATATTTCTTGTTTACGTGTCCCACTTTTCCCTTGTATCGTACTTTAGCATACCATTTATCCGTTTTTACGAATAAAACCTCTACTTTTGCAGACTTAGGGATTCGTAAGTAACTTCCTGTCAGCTTAGTTGTTGCTTTCCATAGTAACAATCCCTTATCTCTTGTTACTTTCTTTGCCCAAGACTTCTTGAACATATCCGGAGTTTTATAAATCTTCTTCAACTCCGTTGTTGTACTTCCCCACTTCGGCAGATAAAAATGTGGAGTATCTACAATTGTTTTCCAATCTCCACCCCATCCAAGACCAATACTTTTAGCAATTTTTGCTACTTTCTTGATTGTGTTAATATCATACAGATCCTTTTTGTACTGAATCGCAATATCAAACGCAATTCCCCACATATGCTGACTAGAGTATGTACTTCCTTTTGCATTCGTCACTACCTTGCCCGGCTTTGTGCGTCCTTTGGCATACAACTTATCTTGGTGTTCCTTTGTGCGGAATCCCTCTGTGATGATGAGATAAATCCCCTTTTTAGCACATTTTTTTAACAATACAGTAAGTTTGTAGTCAAGCCATGGATGCAGTTTTGATCTGTCAATTCTTACGTCATGCTGTTTCTTCATTGCTATCACTCTCTTTCTTTTTACACAAATTAAAGTTAGCCTGTCTGATAAGCATTTGAGCAACATACAAATCTAACATTTTCTTCTTTTTGTTTTTCACTTTTTCTTCTTTTGTCTTTCCGTCTTTTTCTTCTTTTAACGGATCTTTTGGGTAATCCTTTTTGGTAAATGCCGCACCCAAGGCGTGTAAAACGTACATACCGTTTAACCAACATTCATGTTCTTTTGCTTTGTATTCTTCTTCTTTTGTCTCAATATACACGTCTATTTGCATTTTTATTTCTTTTGGCGTCATTTGCCAAAATTCCTTATGCGTTATTCCTGCTTTCAATGCCGCAGGCAAAAGATTCTTTTCGATTTGCTGTGCGAATGTTAATTCTTCTTGGTCATTTCCTTTTTCTGCTCCTCCTCGGACTGCATCATCTTCTCCAGTCCGATCAGTTTGAAAAAACCATCTTCTCCCATCTGCTCAAGCAACATATTTACAACGCTGAAAAAGTCGCTATCATTTTCTAAAATATATCTCGCTAAAATGTTTTTTGCTTCTGAAATGCTTCTTACAGTTCCATCCCCTGCTTCTGTTCCATGGTGCTGTAAAAGTGCCGCATAAAACATAGATACTGCCAAATTAGGGATACTTGAAATCTCTTTGATTTTACTTTTAAGATTTTCTTCATCTTCTTTCTCATCTCCAATAGCCGTCATTAAAGTAATAACTTTTGCCGTACACTCATCGTACATTGCCGCTTCTACTGAATACTGTAACTTATAATCATTTCCATCTACTTTAATTGTTTTATACATTTTTTCCTAACCTTTCCCCAGTATTTATACTGGAAAGGGGCAGTCCGTAGACCGCCCTTTCTTTTACTGTTATTTTTCCGAATCATTCAAATAAGATGAATAATCCATATTGGCTGTTTTGGCGTTTTGTTCACCATTCGTCACAGCCTCTGTTTTTTCTGACGAATGGTCAGTTATTCCCCCAATGCTGCCTCAACAGGAAGAGTAACTGCATCTCCAAGACCGATATACTCTTCAATCGTCAAATTCATTTCGACTGTCAGTAATTCGTTCTGCGTAAATTCTGGTTCCGGAATAAGTTCCGGCGGCTGCGCAACGAAGAAGAACGACTTGTTAAGTCCTGGAACATATGACTGAAACCACATTCTAAGACCACCAGTAGCTGCCTGATAAGCACTGATAAGCTCTTCCCACTCTTTTACCGTTTCCGTTGTAATGTTTACTACAACGGCAATTGCGCCGCCAGTGTCAGCACGACCCTTTACGTATCGTGTTACCTTGTCCTCCAAAGCAGACGCATCAATTTGTTCTGGTTCGATAGTAATTCCCGGAATGGAATTAATTCTTGTTAGCTGTTTAAAAGTTGTTGGCTTTGTTCCTGCCGTTGTTTCAACTGCATAGCCAAACTGCACACCTAATGTACTAATACCTGCATCAGCCATTTTTACCTCTCTTTCTACCACTAAACTTTTTGTGGTCAGCGAGCGCACTCAAAATGTACGCCCGGTACTATACTAATGTGTCATTTGCTCCCACAACCCTAGATGCCCTAAATGTTGCAGTGCGTATTTTGTTTGAAATGTTATAAAAAACTCTTGAAACACCAAATTTCTTCGACTTAAAAAACATAACTGCATAATTTGAGAGTTCTTTCAAGGTCTCCCTATCTCCCTTGTAAGAAATGGTCACTTGAAATGTTGAATCTATTCCGTTTATTGTATTCCCGGAAATATCTCTTCCAACTTCTCTAAAATCAATCTGTTTTACAAGTACAGTCGGGAAAATTGCCGTACCGTCTTGTTCTTCATCTTGTGTTATGTATAAATCTTTGTATTTCTTCTTAAATTTTTTGTTGTAGGCATAAGAAAAAAGACTAAATACTGTATCTTCAAATTCTAATGCCCACAAATTCAACTCGTTCATTTGCTAAACACCCTCTTTGCAACAGACACATATTCATCTATGATTTTCTGCTCTGCCTTAAACAATGGCATTGTTGCTTCAACACCATGCGTCATTACCAGTTCTCCAGTTTCGTCATAGTAACCCCACACTTTTTGCTGTCCATGACCTGCTCCATATGAACCTATTAAAAATCCAAATTCCTGTCCTTTTGGATGCGGACTCGCTCCGGCTGATCCGTTGTAATAAACACCTGCTCCAAATTCAATAAACAGAACCTCTTTTCCCTCTACGATCAAATTTGCAATTGATTTGGTATCAAACGCATTGATTTTTACGTGCGTATAATGTTCTGTGTCAGAACCGCTGCGCACACCTTTTGAATCGTATGTGTAATTTGCTTTCTGCATATTCTTTTCGATCACAGGTATTCCAACTTCGGTTAATTCCTTGACAAGCTGATCTGTCTTTTTTCTAAGTTCCTGTTTTAGTTTTTGCAGTTCCTTAATTGCATTTTGTATGGATTTTTGACTTAAGCCAAAACCGATTGTTTTCATCGCTTCTCCTATTTGACATTCTTTTGCAGTAAAAACAAATCAACCGTCAATCCCTCATCAGCAACGCCTTTGCATACATAGTCAGCACTCTTTTCATCAACAAGCCCATCTTCCGTATAATTAGGATCTGATTGTTTCCAAACAACGTCCCCTGCCTTTATTGGCAGTTCACCTTTATCTGTGACAATCTGAACATATGTTGACGAATCATCAATACCAAACTCTTTTACTAATACTTCGCTTAGCTTATTGCTGATATTTGCATAAAAATAAGTTGGCTCTGAAAAACCAATTTTTTCTCCTAGGATTTTTGGTATTTTGTTACCATCTTCATCTGTGTAATAAATCACAGAACCACTTGCTGAATCTTTATAAGATTCATACACAATGTTACCGTTTTCATCACGTTTGTAGATGGTAACTCGTTCTCCCTGCTTTGAATATCTCATTTCCTGCTTATTGATTTCAAGCATTGTCCTCTACCTCTGGAAGTCCTGCAATACTTGTCAGCATTGAAACAACACCTGCAAGAATCGCAGAAGAAACAACCACTTTCCAATCAACACCGCTTAACACTGTGCTTGCTCCAATCACACCAACCGCAGTCTGTGCAATTGTCTTTACTGCTCTAATCGTTGCGGCTTTTGCCCAACTTTTCCAATTTTTCATAAGCCTTCACCTCATCATCTTCATTCATGTTTAATCGGATGTTTAACTCATCAATTCTTTTATGTGCCTGCTTACAGCTCTGTTCCAAAATAATGATTTTGTCATTATGCTTTTGGATGTCTGTACGAACACTAGACAACTCTGACTTTATATCTTGCGTTGTCGAATTGATATTGTCCAACTTCATGTTTATTCTGGTGTTTTCTCTAACACGTTCTTCGATATCTTTTTTGTCAGTTCGCTTGCTGTTCTTCATACCCATAAAGACGGAAAAACCAAGAGATAAAACGCTTATAATGATTGCTGTCGAAATTTCTATCGTCATAATCATATACCGCCTTTCTTTTTTTTGGCACACCGCCCACCACCCTTTAGTGTGTGCCGCCTGCTATCATATTACCTGCATTAGCAATACGATAACGCACAATCTTCTAAAAACTGATAAAATCAGATTTTTTTAGCTAATATGCGATATTGGAAGTACAGTATCGAACAACTTTCCGCTGTCAATCCAATTCCTAGATATTCCATTTTCAGTATATGATTTCATGAAAGACTCTCCGGCCTGCGATCTATAGTAAACAACCGCATCAACAACTATGTTTTCATAGTTGTTCAGATCTTTTTCTATCATTTCATCTGTATAATTCGATGGATACTTTCGGATTTCTTTGATTTTTTGCTTCGCTTGCTTTATAAGTTGTTCGAGTAACAAGTTCTCGTTTTTATGATCGAATACAACCACATCTTCACCCTCGATTGTACTCACCTTATAATGCAATAAGCGAATCTTCACTTGCTCAAGTATGGTGTATTCATCCATTTACGATCACCTCTAAATTTCCATCAAAATCTTTTTCAATTCTGATTTGCTTTTATCTGCACTATCAATACCTTTTTCATTTGCCAGTTCTCTCAATTTGGCAACTGGCATTTTGGCAATTTCATCCTTTGAATATGAGTTGTTTTCCACAGTTTCTTCCGTGGCATTCATATATTTTGAAAAATCATCTACAAGTTGTATAAGTGGTTTTCCCTGCAAATTATGCTTGCCCGATAACTCTTCCAGTCTTTCTGCTGTTACTGAAACACCCTCACGTGGGAATGTTTCTCCCACGTTATAAGGGTGTGAATTATCCTGTAAGTCTGTGAAAAAATGTATTACTTTATACATTTGACCACTCCTTATTATTATGCTCCTGTACTTTTAATATCTTCGCCAGTTGCAGAAGTACCCTCTGCCTGTGTGATAGTTGATATAACCACTCCATCAATTCTTTCTGCAAAAATGGCGATTCCAGATGCAACAACATCTTTCACTGTCATGTGATCGTAATCTGCCTCTTCATGAATGCCAATAAGTCCTGTGCTGTCAGATCTAAATACAAATCCCTCGTCCAATCCAGCACCGTTTACAGGAATGTAATACAGCACAATATTGTCCTTAGCAGTTGCATAGACCTTTCCCTTGTCGATGGACTTGGCAAAAACAACCGTTCCTAATCCCAGAAAATCTTCCACATAGCGCATACCAAATGCGTTCTGAATGGTAATGTTTGCCTGGCCAAGATAATCAGCAACGTCAAGCGGATTCATGAAAAATACAGGCTCAATCTCGTCATCCTCAAAAAGGACCTGCAACTGTCCCCATGCCTGTGCTAATGCCTGCTGGAAACCAACTCCTGTTGCTGTTCCTGTACCAGTTTTAAGGAAATCGAAAAATTCTTTCTTAATTCCTCTCTGTACGTCTCTAAGCATTTCATCCGTTGTCATTTCCACTGCTTGATCGTAACCTTTTTCGATGATTGCTTCTGCCGATGTGGCTTTTCTCCACTTCTGCAATACAATCTCCTTGTAGGAAACCGGATCTACTTTGTAATGAGACAAAGGAATCAAATCTCCCTCTGCTACTTTTCCATCTACCAGAGTTCCGGACGCTTTATACGTCTTTAGCATTGTTCCGGATGTTTTTGGAATTTTTCTTGTTACTCCAAGTGCTTCCATCAGCTTCTTGACGGAATATCCAAATCTTTCCACAAACTCGATCTCTCTTGCTCTCTTGAGATCTTCTTTCTTAATCAAATTCTCTTCTGCTGCCATATTCTACCTCCTAGCAAAATAATTCTTGATTCATAGCAATTGCTTTTCTTCGCTCCGCACGATCTTCAATCTTCATAATCTGGTCTTTAGTCATGCCAGTATATGAACCTCCAACATTTACTCTTGGACGTGATTTCTTCCACTCTGCTTCTGCTTTAGCAACTGCCGATTTCACTTCGTTTTCAATCAATGCAGCGACTGCATTGTGATCTCCATCAGAGATTGCATCAATCAGGTTCTCAACTGCTTTTTCAGTAGACAAACTCTTATAGGCCGATACTGCTTTCATATGATTCAGTTCTTTTTCAACCTGTTCATACTTCTCACGTTGCAGTCTTTCTGCTTCTTCTTTCTCTTCTGTAGCACGTTCTTCTGCTGTCTGCTTTGCTCTTAAAGCCTTAGTGATTTCTCCTTTTTCTCTAAGAGCCTTGTCTAATGCCTGCTTCTGCTTTGCTCCTGTCGCTTTAGCCTCTGCTAACTGCGCCATAAGTTCTTCCACTGTTGGAGTCTCTTCATTCTCATTTTTTGCCTGCTCTTCTACAGCTGGATCATTTTTTTCTGTTGTCGTTACATCAATTGCTTCACTCATTTTTGTTACCTCTTACTTTCTTTGTGTTTTTACTTCTCTGTATTTTGTGTTTTTTTAGGTGCTTCTCTGCACCAAATAAAAAAGCCCTTGCTTTCACTTAGGCTTAATTTCATAAATATTTAACGGAGCATCTGCAATTTGCTATTTCTTTCATGTCTGCTCCTAAAGATGTATCTTTCGGAAAGTACATCATGCTATCGCCAACAATAAACACCCCGTCAATTGGCAAAACCTTATTGTCAATTTCTTGATGTGTTTTTCTTACACGATAATCTTTCATGGTAATCCATTGTTTTCTTGTTTTTCCGCTTGCAACAGCGTTTATATAGTCAACTCTGTTTAATGATGTATTTGCTTCATTTTCTGCGATTAGCTTTGCTCTGTCGTTAGATGTAATCCATTCGGCATCTATGTTTTCTAATGTCGTTCTCAATGTTTCTTCTGCAAAATAATCGGCATACATTTTGAAGAAATCATCAATAGCCGTGTAAGCCATCAGAACACTCAAATAACGTGTTGCAATTTCTTTCTTGACATATTCTTCGTCTTTGTTCCCAAAGTCTGCCATTACGTCCAATAACTCAAAAAGAAACAACATCACATCTTCCATTTTTTTCGAAAATGCAATCCGTTGTTTCTTTTGATCATCTGTCAATGCCATCTCTCCAAAATATTTTGAATAGTCCATCGACAAATTATTCAGCTTATCAAATCTACTTGTCATAGGCAT